TATGTAGACATTGTAGACATTGCAACCATCAGTTTCCAGATATATCCGATAGCCATAACCACCAACAGCGTAACTACAAGATTAGCTACAAGTAGCATTTCAGTCATTTTCTTACGTATCCTTTTAGTCAAATGGCGGTGTGGGCGGGTAGTAGATCAGAAGGTAAACGGCTAACCCAAAGATTGCGATGGTTTGGATAGCATCAATCATTTCCCTCCGTGGCCTCCTCTGGTGGGTTGGTCAAAGGGGTCCAGTGTGTGCACATAACCGTATTGCCTAAAAACTCCCAGTTAGGGTTGCTAATTTCTGGGTATTCGTCTTGAGGAAGGTCAAACCTCACTGTGCCAACCCAACCGTATTTAGGGTTATACCCAACGAAAGCGCTTCCGTCTCTTGGGGCTGTTTCAATCGGATTCCAATCCATCACGTGTTCTCCACAGTCTCTATAAGTTTGTTCAAATACCACTGTGCTTTCTTCAGGTCTTCCACACCATTCTTGTAAGGGAACCTGTGCATATACTTAGCAATGTTCCCTCGGAGGTAGCCTTGAAACTCATCATGGTTAAGAAAGTCTTCAATGTAGTCAATGCACTCAATAGAGCCGTTTCCGTAGTGGGCAGGGTTGTTTACATTGTCCATTTTACCAAGATCAAGTCCCTTTAGATACTCCATTTCGTGAGAAGTCCAATTAACTGGATAGTCCGAGTCTGTATAAGCATGCCTCACTTCGCTGAACGAACAAAAGTATGGTTCGTAACAACCATCCCAATGGACCATAACCCCACCCTCCCCAACTTCGGTCACAGTGCCAAAGTCTACAGAAGGGCCGAGTTCAATCTGCTCTTTTATGTAATAAGAACCGTTGTCCCTAACCCTATCACCAACTTGTATATTAGTATTCATCAATTATCCCTCTTTGCAGTATGTATTCATGGTATCGCATCATACCCCTAGATTCCTTCCTCAGTAAACACTTTGATCCAAGACTTACATATATCACTTCTGACCACATCATCAATAGTAAACTCAATGATAGGTATAGGTAGCATATGCTTTTTAGCGTAGTGAACAATCTTACTTAGACCATCACCTTCTTTAAGATCACTCTGTTGAATGTCACCATTAAGAACCAGCTTAGACCCTTCACCAATACGAGTAACCAACATCTTTAGTTCTGGTAGTGTGATGTTCTGTGCCTCATCTACAATCACGAAGGTGTCCTCAAAGCTACGGCCCCTCATAAGTGCAAGTGGTGCTATCTCTATGTTTGAGTTCTTAAGTCCGGTCTCTACAACACCTTTAGTTAAATGACGTTCTAAGACATCTACTACAGGTAACGCCCAAGGCTCACACTTCTCAGCCAAGGTACCCGGTAGATAACCAATATCCTTTCCTACAGCCACATGAGGTCGAGTGATGACGATCTTGTTGACGTTCTTTAGGTGATACTGATTAGCAGCAAAGGTAGCTACACAATAGGTTTTACCAGTACCAGCAGGTCCAAAAACAATAACTTGATCCGACTCTTTAAGTGCCTGTAGGTACTCCTCTTGCCTTTCGTTTCTAGGTAGCAAGTGGATTGGTTGCTTCTTTTCATCGTGTTTAGTCCTAGTCCCCCGAGTCTTTGTCTTGGGCTTCTGCTGTACCACGAAGGTTCTCCATTATGCTTTGTCGTTGTTCGTCAGTGTATGTAGTCCACATTCGAAGTTGCTCTTGAGTTCTACCACACCCTGTACACACTCCGTCTCGTAACTTACAAACTCTAATACATGGGCTGTCCATTCTAGTCTCCAGTCAAGGTGAGCAGTTTAACGTCATGCTCAGGACAATGTGGATACCATTCGGTAGAGCCACTACTTCTTAGATTCCACAAGTTCCACCAGTGCCGCTTATGTCGCAAATATCATGGGCCTCTACGTGTTCCTCAAACTCTTCACCCAACTTATCCACAGCCTCTTGATACGGCACAGACGTAAGAGGTTGACCCCCACGAGAGCCGTCAGGATAGCATGTGAACCCACGAAGGCGGTGCGCGTAAGATGCAAGCGTCTGAGAAAACTTATCTACAGTGTCCTCATTATTCAGCTTACTGCCCCATGCTGGAAGGTTAATTGTAGAACTGATAGCCATGTCCACATAGTCTTGAACATCAGCTTGGAACTTAATACGACGATCAAAGTCTTCACTAAGGTCAAGGGCACTTTCGATCTTCTCAGGGTCAGCCCCATAGAGGTTGATGAGTTCTTGTGCTGCACTGTCTACTACATACTGGTAGTGCCAACGGTTAGAACCTTTCAGATACCGACGCTTATAAGCCACAGCAAAAATAGGCTCAATCCCAGTGGAAGTGCCAGCCAGAATGCCGATGGTGCCTGTGGGTGCAATGGCCCTATTAGCGACAGGACGAGAAATGCTGAGACGGTCAGCGAAGTCACGAGAAACAGTATCTGAAACACCTTTGTATACTCCAAGCCATTGATGCAGTTCCGGGGTTACTTCGTAGCGATAGCCCTTCTTGATAAGCCATTCGTGCATACCCATGATGCCAAGACCGAGGCGACGGTTCTTCGCACGAGTAATGCCAACCTTCTCATAAGGCAAGTCAGCCTTGAGTGTGCCACAGATGAGGAACATAGTTGCAAGACGAACAACATCCTTCAGTTCTGTGATGGACTCAATACGCCCAAAGTTCAAACTACCCAAGTTGCACACATCGCTATCATCTGCGCTAGTGACTTCCGTGCAGGCATTTCGTAGGGTTTCGTCCTCCTTGTCAAAGAAATTGAAAGAGAACCCCGGTTCTGCCGTCTTGAGGGCCTGACGTGTATTTTCTCGGAACACCTTGCCATAGTCACCCGTAGACCAGTAGTTAGTGAGCCACTCAGTATCGTAGTTGACACTTACGTTAGTCATATCTAGGGGGGCAGGGAAATTGAAGTCCTCTTGCTTAATATCCCACAGAGTCTTTCCAGTAGACCCTACAGGCATGTCAGCCCAATCCTTAGCCTTGAGGAATTGTTGGATGTCCCCATGCTTCCAGTTGAGGCTTGCGTAGATAGCACTACGACGACTACCCCCTTGCATCACCCGACGACCAATTTCGTTAATCATATTCATCTTAGGGATGGGGCCAGAGGCTTGACCACCAGTGCGTTGGATGGGGGCACCTTCAGCACGATATACAGAGTAGTCAACACCAATACCACCACCAGTCATAAGACAACTCTCAGCTTTCCAACTTAGGTCTGCCCAATCTTCACGACTATCCTCTTCTGCACGGAGCAGGTAGCAGTTGTTGAAGAACTTATTTGAGCGGCCCGCATAGTAGAGGTAGCGACCACCGGGAATAAACTTCATGTCTCTGATGTAGGCAGTGAGTTGGTCCTTGTCCTCCTGACTCATACCCTGATCGCCAGCCACACTGCACACATCGTCAACAAGTGTCTTAGCAAGGGCATCCCAAGTCTCAGCCCCAGAGTGTCGATACTTATGGTTGAAAATGTCTTCCGAGAACTTACTACGGAACATGGGGTTGAGGTTGGATTTGTAGTTATTCGTCATATTGCTCTTTCTCTTCTTTATACAAACGGTTTTTCATTGATTGTGGAACGCCAAGGTCGTCAAGTTTCTTCTCAGCATACTCCAGAGACATACGACCCTCGTGGTATTGGTTGATGACACCATCGCCCACGATAACCCAAGCTGGTGTGTGAGTCATAGCAAATCACTCAAGTCTACTCTAGGAAAGTCTTTGTTTTTTAGGATTTTACCATCTTCTCGTCGTTTGACAGTTCCATCCGGTTGCACACAACGGCCAACATTATTCTCATGAACTCGTTCTACAGCAGTATCCAAATCATAGCCCATAGCAAGTGCGTAACCATAAAGGACATACACAAGGTCAGCCAGTTCTTTGAGGTCTTGTTCACTACGAACCATACCTTCTTTTGCCCACTCATCAAACTCCTCACCGATAAGTTTAACATAAAGGCTTGGCGTGGGTTCTTGACCTGTGACCTTTTCCTAGCAATCCACTTACCTTTTGTTTTATCCCAAGAGACATTCTTATAGCCGGATTTATTGTTGGCCCGCAACCCGACATTACGTAAGTTCACAGCTTGCGTCACATCACGTAGGTTACAAATCCTGTTGTCATCTTTAACCCTGTTAATGTGGTCTATACCGTACTTAGGCCAATCCCCATAGTACAAGAACCAAGCTATCCTGTGGACCTTCAAACATTTCCTTTTCACAGTCCCAATTAAATACCCCCGAGAATCGTAAGTCCCAAACTCTATACCATCCCTGTATACGATACCTTCAATTGGATCATACGAGAAATCCTCTCTGAGTATATCATCTAAGGGCTTAGTTATCTTTGGCCTACCCATCGTCACCTCCCATAGAATATTGTATCCGTGTTCTCATCCGCATGATGCTCCCAAAAGTACCAACAAAAGTCATCCGTACTTGTATGCTTACTATCTTTAAACCACTTAATTCGGCCTATACTGACAACTTTAGAACACTTCCTCATATAAGGCCCAAAGTATTTGTTGTTCATATACCCAGCCGGAAGCAAAAGCCAAGTAGGTTTCAACGTGATAAAGTGGTCAATCATAGGCAACAACACATCACGAGAAAAAGGTGGGTTTGAAACGATCAGGTCACAGTTTTGTAGTTCATGCTTAGATAAGCACATTGCATCCCAAATCTTACCACACCCACGATACTCTACGTCTGATTCCCACCGACAAATAGCTACATCATACAACAGTTCTGTTAGGTCTCCAGTTCCACAACAAGGCTCTGCATAAGTCCTACCACGGATAAACTCTATGAACTTAGGTGGAATAGCGTTAGGGTCGGTTGTTGGGTAGTAGTCCTTTGGTATTTTGTTATAGTCGCTGTATTTACTCATGTGGCATATTCCCGCCGTAACGCGCTAAGTGAGATAAATTCAGGATCATACTTTCCGTCTTCAACTCCTCGTAGGTAAA